AGACGGTGGTGTCACGCAGCAGGTGCTGGCAGCCACGCTTGAGGTCAGTGAGAAGACGGTGCAGCGTCGTGAGGAGCGTGCCGTGCAGCGTCTAGTGGATCGTCTTGGTGGTGAGCTGCCGTGGTGGGATTCGAAGGGTCGAAGCGCATGAGCTGGTGGGCGTGGCTAGTCATCCCTGTGTTCAGCCTGTTTGGGTTGGCTGTGGGTTGGGTTGTGGGCACGATCTTGCTGTCGTTCAGGGACGAGCCTTACGATATTTGGGAAGACTGGGAAGACTGAGGCACAGGATGTGCAGACCCCGCTCGAAGTGAGCGGGGCTCCACACCAGAAACAATCAGTCATCGAGGTAGCCCGACCAGAATGTCGTAACCCTCCACCCCAAGCTGAGACTCACCAAACGTCTCATCCACGATGTCTGAACGGAAGCACAGCGACAGGTAGCACTCGTCCAACACCGTGTCCTTCGGGATATGCAACCGCTCTACCTCAGCGACCCATGCCAGTACGTCATGGATCGTGGCCTTGTCCTTATCCAGCCCCACAAGAACCAGGGCACTGCTCATTACGCTATCCATGCCTCTTGCTCCTTCCGTACGTTCTCAATGGCCTGCCACAACTCGTCCCGCACCACAGCATCAGGATGTGTCGTAGCCCAAGTCATCAGGTACTGCTCGATACGGTCTTTCGTATCGCGGCAGCCACGCTCATACGCCTGCCGCTTGATCCGGTCATACTCAGGTTCCAGAATGTTGTTCATCGTCAGCCTCAGTGGGTGCGATCAGATGTGCCCCGCATGCGAGACACCTAATGTCTGTGAAATACATGGCGATCTGCCTGTCATGGAACACAGTGATCGTCGCGAAGCTCTGATTCCCACACAGACACATATGCGTAGGCCCAGCGAACCTGTAATCAGGCCCACCATCAGCCAACTCATCGAAAATGTGGGACCAGGGCTTCACTTCACTCATAGCGGTGTGACCACCAGTGAGTCGGCACCTATTGCGTGCTGACAGGAGCAGCCCTTGCACCGTGCATGGTCAGCGGCAGCCAGATCAAGGAACAGTGCCCCTCCTCCGGCCCTCCACGCCCTGTTATGTCCAGCCCCCTCCAGGCACGGCTGACAGATCATGCCGCCCTCCGATCAGTGATCGGAATGGACGGCGTCTGAAGATGCACACCCAGTTTCCGGCGCAGATACTTCCTGTCCGTAGGTGTCGTGCCAGCCCACCAACCCTCAGACTCGGATCGGATAGCCCACATCAGGCAAGGCTCCCGTGACGGGCACGAGGCACACAGTTCCTTCAGCAGTTGCCTGTCCTTCATGCGTAGTGCGTTGAAAGATGAGGGGAAGAACACCTCGGGGTCGATCTGTCGGCACGGCTCGTCACCTGTCCACTGCGGGTAGTTCATGCGATCAACCCCACAGCCTCACTCAGTTCCTCACTGGACACGTTCGTGTAGACCTGTGTGGTTGCCACAGACGCATGGCCTAGCAAGGTTTGCACTGCACGCAGGTTCCGTGACTGTGAATGCACCTGTGTGGCGAACCTGTGACGCAGGGAGTGCGTGGAATACCCATTAGGGAGCATCTTCGACACGATCCTGCCCACCTGTGTCGGTGTCAGGTGCCCACCGGCAGGGGAAGGGAACAGGTATACGCCTGTGCCCCGATACGGGGCCACACACGGCTCCAACAAGGGGTGAATGGGTATCAGGCGGATGCGATCCCCTTTGCCCGTGACGCGCAGCTCACTGTCGCCAATGTTGTCGGCATGCAGGGAGGCGATCTCGGCACGACGCAGGCCTGCGTATGCAGCGAGCATCACCGCCAGCCTCGTCCGCTTCGTGGCCTGGGCGAGAGCGTCCTGCACGGCCTGCTCGGGGCACGGGTGAGGCACACCCGCCTTCACACGGACAGGCTTCATCCCCTTCATGGGGGAGTCAGAGCGCAGCCCTTCCAGTTGCATCCACTCGAACAGCACCATCAGGGCTGACCGGGCACTGGCCTTGGTTGCTGCTGACCAGTCATCACGGGCCAGGAACAGGGCAACGTCACTCATGGTGCAAGTAGTGGGGTCAGTGTTTTCCATGAGGCGTCGGATGTAGCACTGGCGCAGCCTGCGGGTGCCCTCTGAATGTCCTGCTGCTTGGCACCAGGCGTCGAAGCCTGCGAGGTTCACGCTCATGCTGCGACCCCGTTCAACTCCTGACGCAGCTCATCGAGTGCCTGCTCGTCGTACCCGTAGGAATCGACAGCGATACGGGCATAGTCCATAGCCCAGCGTGGTGCCCACGGTGCCGCATAGGGATCCCAGCCCTTCTCCCCTGCGTAATGCAAGTACAGGCGTCGTGCCAGTAGTGCGATTGCCTTCTCGTCCATCTCCTTATCAGCCACGGCGTGGCCCCTTCCTGTTGTAGTTGCCTGTCATGTTAGTATTACCCATTTCATCTAGCCTGGTGACACGCCGTGAGAGTGGCAGTCACACTCGCATCTATCAGGAATCATGCAGCCCTCATGGTGCTGCTCACTCGGATGCCCGTTGCACCAGCCCGACAGCATCCGGCCCTGCCTAGCCTTCCGCATCGAGCCACAGAGCCTCATGGAATGCCTGAGACAACGCCGCATCAGCGTCCCGCAGGGCCGCTATCGCCTTGACAGGCGCAGCATCCATCCCCTCCAGCTCCTCCAGCACTTGAACAGCACGCATATGGGCGTCCATCACTTGCTGTGCCAGATCATTCATCAGTCCACCCCCAGCCTTCGCTCCTGCTCCCACTTGATCTGGTTGTCCACCCATGCGTCATACGCAGCAGCCTCAGCCTCAGCCAGATCACGCTCCTCACACTCAGGGCACAGGCCCAGCCTGTGCAGGGAGCAGCACTCAGTAATCATCGACGTTCCCTCCGTCCTGTAAGTATCTGATCAGTCCTACGCACCCTGTGCTGGCCTGCCCGATGCCATCGGTACTCATCGAGTACGGCCCAGGTCACAGGGAAGGCGAAAAACACAATGAACACAAGGAAAATTAGGTCCCACATCACACACCTACCAGGGTGTCTGTGTAGCGGAACGTCCCGATCATGCGCCAGGGCTGCGAACCCTCGGGCAGGCCTTCCAGTACCGTCAGCGTGCGCGGTCCCAGCACATAGACGTACTCGATCCACAACGGATCAGCCGTGGTATCGCTCTCCATTTGGGCACCGCCTGCCTGTTCCAGCGTGTATGCCACGCCGTACCCCGGTCGAGCGATAAAGCGCCCGTCTGAATAGATGCCTTCCAGCTCGGGAGTCTGGTCAGGATCCAAGTGCGACCAGCCGTAGTTCGTGCGGATAACGGTGTCAATGACAGGCACGATCCCGTGGCGCTTGATCAGCTCCATGAGGACAGGCACTCGCGCGCCCGGTCCCCCATCCCAGTGGACATAGCGTCCTAGCCACCCATCACCAGCAGGGATGGCAACGATTGAGCGTGTAGCCATTGTCTTATTCCTTTCATCTATGATGCGCGTATCCCCTACGGACACCCGCTCTGCACTGTTGTGTAAGTATACCCATAAGGGTCCGACATCGTGCTAGATCCAGCGCGTAGAACAGGCCCACTCACAGGCCTCCCGTGGTAGCGCCCCACAGTCAGGGCAATCCCTACCCATAGCCTCATCCCTCACAGGGCAGGCGTGCCTATCGTGCCTAGCGTCGCATCCTGAGCAGAGCAGCAGCTCCCCCATGATCAGGCCTCCCACAGCTCAGACCAGCCCTCAACAGGGCCACGATCGCCCACACTCTTAACGTAGGCATACAGCTCCCGCAATTCCTCACCAGCGTGAGGCCAGTGCCTCTCAGAATCGGCGACGATATGAGGCAAGAGCTGGTATTCGAGCGCGATCCGTACATCCTCGACTGTGTAACGCTTATCCCTAGTGGCACCAGTGCTAGCGAACATATAGAGCGCTGATCCCTGGCCCCCGTGCCAGTCGCTAGCGATACGTCGCGCCCGACCATCACTGATCCGGCTCTTCACTCTCGGCATAGCTTCCCTTCCTTCCCTTTAGGTAGGTCAAGTGACCTAGTGCAAGGCCTAGAACTAGGCTAGGCCTCACACTAACCCACTTACCGTGCTGTAACTATGCGCTGACGTATCTAGCGCCTGTGCCATGCGCCACGATGGCTACGTCAACAGCTCGAGGGCTAGCTCCCATGCGCGTACCAGCGCACGCGCCACAGTCCGAACACTGGAGAGGATTCCTGGCCCTAGTGTTAGCGCATTCCATGACATTAGGGATAGCTCTCAGGTCCGTACCCTTAGGCACGACGTAGAAGGAACGGTAACCCTTCCCCCTAGCCTTACGCCTGTCTTCGACACTGTCTGCGCTAGCCATCAGCAGGCGTGCGTAGCCCTTATTCACAGTGCGCCACTGGTGTGTGTAGCCAGTCCACCGGGTGGCATGCTTGACCAGTGCAGACAGCACAGCCAGGGGCACCAGTGCGGGATCCCCATACGCTCCCAGTCGAATAGTGCGACCCTTCAACATAGGAGCGACCATGGTCGCATCCATGTGCGGATAGCCACCGCGCGCATACTTTCTCCACACAGACTGGGGAGCTTGACCTACATTGACATAGCAGGCGCGTCCCTGACGCTTACCCTCAGACTGTGTCCCCCGTAGTGGACAGTCCCCACAGATTGCCCGATCAGCATCCTGGCGGATAGCGTCCAGTGGAGACATATCAGCTCGAAGAATCCACACCTGAGCCATGTCGCCAGTCTTCCTGTTAGCACTGGCCTTGCCTGTGAGGCCTGTCACGATGGCGACGATAGGGCTACCGTCAATCCTTGACGGGCCCTCCCATATGACAGCGCCATTAGGCCTAGCCACGAAACATTCCCAGCGCTTCGGCATCCCCCATGAGGGATGCCACCCCGTCGACATCGTCCCCCAGGATGTCCATAAGTACGCCGCTAGCCATCGCGCGCGCGTTCCCCGTATCCCGCACACAGTCCAGCTCAGTGACCCCGTAGCTCTCCAGCGCCAGACATCCCCGGCGAGAGAAGGCCGCGCGGACAGTAGTGAAAGGCACGCCGCTAGCGTCGGCCTCATCCCACAATGAATCGATATCCCAGGGTTCTGCACAGCGTGGGCAGTAGATATCCATAGCCTGTGTTTCCTTCCTTCAATTTGGGGCCAGTCCCCCAGCGCGACCCCTAGACCAGACAGGCCTAGGAATCACGCTCACAGACTGGCAGTCATGTAAGTCTGTGCCCGAGCTCAGTAGCCTGTACGGCTTGATTCCATGCCGTGTCGAAGCCGCGCAAATAGGCCCGGTCTAGAAGCTCTCGCGCCCCTTCCCAGATAGCCACTACCAGCACGGGCGACAGGATGATCGCCAGATATAGAGCCAGGCCCTGCCACACAGACAGATCACTACTAGGCATAGCTTCCTCCCCTTCATATGTCGGTTCTAGGTCTAGTGACCTAGCGCCATCCCTAGGCCCTCAGGCCTAGGGATCACGCTAGCGCACTAGTGCCATGTAAGCATCACGCTATAGCAGAGTCCCCATTAGCTAGGACATATTCGACCAGCTCCCGCCACAGCTCATGTCTGCCAGGGACAGGTGATGTCTGCTCCCACGGGCCCAGGGACCAGTCCCAGTCCCTCACCTGGACACAGTCAATAGCGCGCCCCCGATAGTAGATATCTGCCAGGCGTGCCTCATCCTGATACTGGATAAGCCACCCCGGATAGTCCCTATCTTCAACAGTCACAGGGTTACCCATGATTACGCATCCTTCCTTCATCTAGACCTAACCCTTAGGCCTGCCCCACACCTAGACAGGGGCCTAGATGCGAGACAGGCGCAAGGGTTAGACAGCACAGTAGAAACACAGCACAGGCTGCTCAGCCTCAGGGCCAAGCTGAGTGCCACAGCCACGGCACCGGGTCGCCGCCTCAGTCGCGCAAGGATCACAGCTCACATCACCAGCGGGGATCCTCTCCTCGCAATCGATGCAATGCGTCAGCCAGTAGTCCAGCTCCACAGTGTCCACATACTCAGTCACGGCGGTCCCCTTCACTCGGGCCAGGGTCAGTCCCCAGCTCACGTCCCTAACACTACGCCTGTCTAGTAAGCCTGCCACACCAGACAGGTCACGACTCGATAACGACTACATCAGGACAGGATCAACACCTGACAGCCTCGCCAGGGCCACAGCTTCGACAGGCTAGGCAGACATAAGCACAGCCAGGACAGTCGCCCCACGGCTTCGACAGGGGCAGGACAGGGGTAGCGGATAGGCCTAGCGGATAGTCTCTCCTGACGTATCCCCTGCCCTCTGTCTGTTCCTATTGTCTACACTATTAGTAGTGATTAGGGCAGGCCTCCCTCCCCCTCAGACCAGGGGGGGACTAGGGTCACTGTGCAGGCTATGGGGCATGAGCTTAGGCTACCCTTACCTACCCCCTGTCCACTATCAGACATGACCCCAGGGTGTTAAGTTCCTGTGTGTATATATATATTATCTACCCATTTTTCATTCTGTGTGGGATTGTAATCCTGTTCGAGCTTGACCCCACCTGTGCCTGTTCGGGTACCTGCCTGTGGCCTGTTCTGTACCTGTATGTCCGATAATTTCTGTGAGGTCGGTCACATTTAGGTAAAATCTTGCCTTTCAGGTGTCCAGTAACAGGGGTCTGGCATCGGATATATATATAGAACCTATTACTTACTAAGCCACCCCTTAGGGGGGTGGCGCTACAGGTGTTTCTGTCAGATGTGTTTCTGTCAGGTACTGCTCTGTTTACTTCGGGTGAGCTGTGTCCTGACGGACCCTGACCCGCCGTTGTCCTATAGGTGCCGTTGTCCACAGGCCTGTGGATATGTGCCTGTAGCCCCCCTCATTGGGTGGTCCCTGATTTGGGTGAGGAGTTCCCTTGGCTGCAAGTTCGGCTGGCAGGAAGCGGAATGACAATCCGGCTGAGGCGAAGAAGCGGTTTTTGAGTTTCTTGTCGGAGGGCCGCACGATTAATGATGCGCTGGCCCAGGCGGGTCGGACGCGGACGACGTATGAGGCGTGGCGGCGGCAGGATCCGCAGTTCGCGGCTGATGCGGACCGGATCCGGCAGATGCGTGTCGGGGCGCAGATGGTGCGCGGCGAGGAACTGACTTTCTCAGAGTTCTCTGAGAGGTATTTGGACGCCAAGGTGTTCCCGCACATGCAGAACGTGGTGGATCTGATCGAGGGGAATGACCCGAGCTGGCGTCATGCGGGGATGACGTATGAGCCGGGTGAGCGGGATCTGCTGATCGTGAATATGCCCCCTGAGCATGCGAAGACGACGAGCGTGACGATCAACTATGTCACCTACCGGATTTGTATGGATCCGAATATTCGGGTGATCGTGGTGTCGAAGACGATGGATATGGCGAAGAAGATGCTGTATGCCATTAAGACGCGCCTGACGCATCCGAAGTATGCGGAGATGATCGCGAACTATGCCCCGGTGGGCGGGTTTGAGAAGAACTCTGAGGCGTGGAATCAGAACATGATCTACATCTCGGACGATGCACGCGATTCGGGCGAAAAGGACCCTACGGTTCAGGCGCTGGGTATCCGTGGGCATATCTATGGTGCCCGTGCTGATCTGATCATCATGGATGACTGCGTGGATTTGACGAACGCCCACGAGTTCGAGAAGCAGATTGACTGGTTGCAGTCCGAGGTGATTTCTCGTATCTCTTCTACGGGTGCCTTGCTGGTGGTGGGGACCAGGCTGGCGTCTAAGGATCTGTATTCGGAGATCCGTGAGCCGCAGCGGTATCCCGATGAGGTCAGCCCGTGGACGTACCTGGCGATGCCTGCCTTGTTGGATGCTGCGGACACCCCTGAGGAGTGGGTGACGCTGTGGCCTAGGTCGAATCAGCCGGAGCCTGGGGTGAAGGGCCGCGATGCGGAACCGGATGCTGATGGCCTGTATCCGAAGTGGGATGGGCCGCGTCTGGCGAAGAAGAGGGCGCGGGTGAGCCCGAGAGCATGGGCTCTGGTGTACCAACAGCAGCAGGTTGCTGATGAGGGCATCTTCATGGCTGAGGCTCTACGGGCTTCGATCAATGGCAATCGCATGACCGGGTTGATGCCGCGTGGCATGGTGAACTGCCGCCCTGAGGGGATGGATGGGCTGATATGTGTAGCTGGCTTGGACCCGGCAATGGCGGGGCACACAGCATCGGTAGTGATCGGCTTGGATCCGTCCACACAGAAACGCTACGTCTTGGACATTTGGAACAAGGCTGCGATGACACCGGACCAGATCAGGGATCTGATCAGGGAGTGGACCACTAAGTACGGTGTCGTGGAGTGGCGTGTGGAGAAGAACGCCTTCCAGTCGATGCTGACGCAGGACCGTGAGGTGCGCGAGTACCTGGCGGGTGCTGGCGCGATCTTGCGGGAACACTTCACTGGATCCAATAAGCATGATGTGGATTTCGGTGTCGCCTCTATGACCACGTTGTGGCATGGCTGGCAGGACAAGCATCAGATGATTGAGCTGCCGTCCACGGCGATCAGCGAGTCAGCGAAAGCCATGATTGAGCAGTTGCTCATTTGGCACCCTGCCGCACCTAAGACTCAGAAGACCGACATTGTGATGGCGTTGTGGTTCGCAGAGCTTGCGTGCCGTGACCGAATCGCGGCGATGACGAACTTCTCCCGCTCCCATGTGAATAACCCGTTTGCCACACGTTTCGACCGTTCCACTCGGGCGACGGTGGACTTGAACGAGTTTGAACGTAATCGAATGTTCGTAACACTGTAGGAGGCCCCTTGCCTAGTACCGCCGAGGTTGCTGGCCTCTATAACCGTCTTCGCGTTCAGAACAACAGCCGTGACCAGCGCATGCGTGACATCAAGATGGTGCGTGCAGGTCAGATGGCGAACGTGTTCCCCGAGATGTTCCCTGAGGATGGCCCGTTCACTCGCCCCATCGTGGCGAACATGGTGGATGTGGCGGCACGGGATCTGGCTGAGGTTATCGCCCCCCTGCCCTCGTTCAACTGCTCTAGCTCGTCGATGGTGAGTGATTCTGCCCGTAAGCGTGCAGAGATGCGTACCCGTATCGCCACCTACTATGTGCAGTATTCGCAGTTGCAGAAGCAGGCTTACACGGCTGCTGACCGCTATGTGACGTATGGCTTCGTTCCTGGGATCGTGGAGATCGACTGGGATGAGCGCATGCCGCGCATCAAGTGGCTGGATTCGATGGGCTGCTACACGGTGCGCGATAAGCGTGACCGGGTGAAGGCACTGTTCCAGACGATCAACTACCACATCGATGATCTGATCGCGAAGTTCCCGCAGTTGGAGAACGTGATCTTGTCGCAGGCACCGGGTGCCACGACGAAGATCGAGGTGGTGCGTTACCACGACAAGGATGTGGACATCCTGTTCTTGCCCGGTGAGGGCGGCATTGAGCTGCTGCGTACCGCTAACCCGGTGGGCAAGTGCCTCGCGGTGGAGGTGCGTCGCCCTGGCCTGGATGAGGATCCGCGTGGTCAGTTCGATGATGTGATCGCGGTTCAGGTGGCGAAGGCACGCTTCGCGCTCCTCGCGATGGAAGCAGCACAGAAGTCAGTGCAGGCACCTATCGCACTCCCCCAGGATGTGCAGGAACTGTCACTCGGTTCTGATGCGGTGCTGCGGTCCACGACACCGGAGAAGATCCGGCGCATCCCGCTTGAGGTTCCTGCCGCTGCGTTCCAAGAGCAAGGCATTCTCGACAACGAACTGCGTCAGGGTTCCCGCTACCCTGAGGTTCGCGGTGGCAACCTAGACGCATCCATCGTCACAGGCCGTGGCGTGCAGGCGCTGATGACCGGGTTCGACACCCAGGTCCGCACCGCGCACGCCATGTTCGCTGAGGCATACACGGATTTGATCGCCCTCTGCTTCGAGGTGGAGGAGGTCTGCTGGTCGTCGTTCCGCAAGACTGTTCGCGGAAACGACAATGGCACCCCATATGAGGTTTCATACTCGCCCGAGAAAGACATCAAGAACGATTACTCGGTCGATGTGCAGTATGGCCTCATGGCGGGTCTGGACCCTAACCGCGCACTGGTGTTTGGGTTGCAGGCCCGTGGGGATCGCCTCATCTCCCAGGACTGGCTACGCCGATCCCTGCCGTTCTCACTGAACGCGACAGAGGAAGAGCAGAAGCTGGACATCGAGGACATGCGTCAGGCACTGCGACAAGCGGTTGCTGGTTACGCGCAAGCCATTCCTGTCCTTGCCCAGAATGGTCAGGATCCTGGGGAGATCCTTACCCGCCTCGCGGTGATCATTGAGGGCAGGCAGAAGGGTAAGCCGATTGAGGAAGTGATCGCGGAAGCGTTCGCTCCCCCTGAGCCGCCACCCGGCATGGTTGATCCGATGGTTGATGCTGCCTCCCCGGTCCCTGGCGATCCCATGCAGGATCCCATGTCGGGTGGTGAATCGCTTGAGGGCATTGATGCCACGGGTCGTTTGCGTGGTGTGGCTCCTGGGCAGGCTGGTTTGCCGCCCGGTGGGCGTCCTGATTTGAACTTCCTTCTCGCTGGTTTGTCCTCGCGTGGCGAGCCGAACCTGTCAGCGAATGTGTCACGCAGAGTACCTATCGGTTAAGGAGAAACATCATGGCAGTTCCGGCAGCAGCGCCTAAGAAGCCTGCTAATCAGGGTGGTAAGGCTGCGGCTTACGTTCAGCCGCCGAATGTGAATGTGTCGAATGTGTCGAACACGAATGCGCTTCCGCATCAGGTTTCTGGCTCGGCTAATTCGTGGACGAATCATGCGAATGCGAAGCAGCCGGGTGGTACTCGTGGCACGGGTAAGGGGACTCGCTGATGTGCAATTTCTGTGGGTGTCAGTCGAAGGTCGGTAACGGCTACGGTGGTAGCAAGAACGGGAGCAAGTGATGAAGGCTCAGGCAGGTCGTACAGGCAAGGGTGGCTCCAAGGGATCGCGCACGCTGCGCCCCGAAGCCCCGGCTAAGAAGTCGCTGTACAACTCTAAGGGTCAGCTCAAGGAGCGCCCCAAGAAGCGTGGCAAGTAAAGCGGCGTTCTGGGATCGGCCTAACCCGCGCAAGAAGTCCACTCCCCTGACTCCAGCTCAGAAGGCTGCTGCGAAGGCGCGTGCGAAGAAGGCGGGTAGGCCGTACCCCAACCTTGTTGATAACGCTGCGGTGAGGAAGAAGCGTGGCAAGTAAGAAGGATTCGCGCCTGGAGCGCGCTGGCGTATCTGGCTACAACAAGCCTAAGCGCACCCCTAACCACCCGACGAAGTCGCATGTCGTTGTGGCTAAGGAGGGTTCGCAGGTCAAGACGATTCGTTTTGGTCAGCAGGGTGTGACGGGTGACAGGCAGCCAACGAAACGTCAGGCGTCCTTTAAAGCTCGTCATGCGAAGAACATCGCGAAGGGCAAAATGAGCGCGGCCTACTGGGCTGACAAGGTGAAGTGGTGAAATGGCAGACCAGAAGAAGGACCCACGCTCCGGTGAGTTGATTTTTCGTACTGACATCAATCGCCGTGAAAGCGCCCGGTACAGGTACTGGCGGCATGTTCAGGATCAGCAGAAGGCTGCGAAGCAGGCAGAGAAGAATGCTTCTAAGCGTCGTGCTGCTGCCAATGTTGCAGGGTCTGAGGGTCCGAAACCGCCGGGTTCTACGAAAAAGAAGCGTGCATAGAAAGGACCGGGTGTGGACGAGGACAACGAGTTCGAGATTATTGACGAGCAGCCTGTAGTCGTTGAAGCCACACCCTGGTTCAACTCTGACACGGTCGCAACCTCCATGATGTTCGCCTCGCAGATGGCGCAGGCCGCTGCGGAGCATTTCCAGAACCTTGCCCTACTGGCCCTTGGTCAGTCAGCGCATGAGTGGGTTCAGGTGGATCGGGAAGAGTTTGCTGAAGAAACAGCGGCTGACATTTCAAAGATCGTTGTGAAGGAGCAGGATGGCTGAGGGCCACGGCGGTATGCGCCGACCAAGCAACCCAGCTCCTGTGTCCGGTCCTGGGGCCATGTCGCGCCGCACAGACGGTCAGGGCGCGAGGTACATCGCTGGTGGCGAGTACGGGGAAGGTCAGGAGATGATGGATCTTCAGACTTCTGCACCGATGGCACAGGCTCCCGCTACTCCGCGCCCCCGCACGGGACGCCAGGTGGTGTCGGAGGAGATGGCTCCCCCCACTCCCCTGTTTGCCCCTACGGAGCGACCGGATGAGCCGATCACGGCTGGTGCCCCTTTCGGGCCTGGACCGGGACCTGATGTTCTCGCCAACTCACCGCAGTCACGCCCCCCTGCTGTCGTGAAGTACCTGCCGTACTTGGAGCAGGCCACCCGCTGGGCTGACACGCCTGACACCTTTAAGGCGTTTGTCCGCTATCTGCAAGGTGTGCGATGAAGCGTCGTGGGGCGCAGTGGCGGGAGCTGTCCTTTCTGGACAATCTTGCTGCCGCCGCCGACGCAGTCGGCTTTGACAATGCTGACATTGCGCTAGGTCTTGCTCGCGTGGACTGGCAATCAGTTCAGGATCGCGAGGAGTTCCTTCAGGCGCTGACGGGTCGAAGTAGCCGTGAAGTCATCGAGGAAGGTATGAATGCCAAGCTTCCTTGAGAACTTCCTAGCGGAGGCGGCTGACCGGGTTGCGCCTGACCCGAATACTGGCTTCGCGCAGTTTCTTGACAATGTGGTGCCTGACAGTAACAACATCCCAGGCCAGATCCTTGCCGCTCCAATCACGGGTCCTGTCAGGCTACTTCAGGGCGCGGTCAACATTGCCGGGTTTGTGGATGACGCGCTATCGCGTCCCGCATCGACGGCAATTCAAAGCTTTACTGTAAGCAACCCGCTGTACCGGGATGGTGTGCAGTTCTCTGACTTTGTTCAGATGTGGAACGCCTCTTCCTACATTACACCGGGTCGGGCAGCCATGACTTCCGCGTTCTCGCCCACCAGTCCGTTTGGCGGGGCCCTCTATGCGCTTAACCGTTTTGAGAACCCTGAGTGGAATCAGTTCGCTTACGCTCCTGACTCTGACTACAACCCATATGCGATGGGGCAGCAGGCCACCGAGGAGGCTTGGGACAGTTCCGTCCTTGGCACGATTGGCAGCGGAGCTGCCGACATCGGCTGGCAGTTGCTTGCAGGCAAGGGCGTCGGTGCCGTTTCCGGTGTAGCAAAGCGTGCGGCTGGTCTTTCCACATCTATCCGTGGTGTGCGGGATCTTCAGGCACTGAATGGCACGCTGGATGATCACCTGAAGTGGGTAGAGACTGGTGGTGCTGAGGGCAAGTTTTCCACCCTAGGAACGGGTGTTGAAGACATTGCCAACACTCGCGACTTTGCGGAGATTTATGCAAGCCCCTGGCTGGGACGGTGGACCACACCTGGCTCGCGCAATCGCACGCAGCTCGCATATGTTCTCCAGGGCGTTGACGACCCCCGCTTGGTGAAGGACATCCTCCTGGCTGACCGTGGCGACTACGCCGCTATCGGTCGCTTGTTCCAAGAGGCACCGGATCATGTGTGGACACTCACGGACATGAACGCTTCTCTGCGCTCGAAGTTCATTGAGGGTGGGCAGTACCACTTCACCCCTGATGAGGCCAAGGCCGTGACGCAGGTGTTTGACTCCGCACTTGAGCGTGACGAGTTCTTCACTGCCGTACGGGACATGTTCATGCAGACTGACGAGTCTGGACTGCTGTCAAACGTCGGTCGCAACGCGAACTTCGTTCCTATGCAAGGCATGGCTGGCAGGGCGCAGAAGTGGCTGTACCAGAATGAGATGATTCTGCGTACTGGTCAGACTGAGCGATGGATGGCTCGCCCCTTGGGTGTTGTTGGGCAGTCAAAGCCGCTAGTAACCCTGATGCAGTGGGTTGGTGGTCGTCGGCCTCTCGGTTATGTTTCCCTGTCGGGCCTTCGGCCCGATGAGGCAGTGGACGAGATGCTGTCCTACTCGGCGTCATCTAAGGCACTGCGTGGAAATCAGACTGTGCGGATCACGCGCAAGATTGATGATGAGGTTTCGACCACAACTGAGATGACTATGGGTGATTGGCGTAACGCTGCCATCGGTCGCCTTGGTCAGGCGAAGGTGCAAGGCGGGGATACCGCTGTTGCTGCCGAGGTTCGCAACCTTGAGGCTGAACTTCTGTCCGCAGTCGCGAATCGGTACGGCATCCCTGAGGACATTCAGGCCGACATCATCAAGGGCTTTCAGGATGCCCGAGATGTGTCGCAGGCTGAGGTTGCACGCGACGGCTTCTGGTTTGATGACGAACTGGGTAAGGCGACAGTCAACCCGGTCACTCGCCGTCAACTTGCCGACAACCTCTCCCTGCTTCCACTTGGAGAGATTGATCGACTCTTCCGCATCGAGCGAGCGAATCTGACCAAGTCTCTTGCGATGAGAAGTCAGGACAAGGTCGCTTACGTCGCGGATTTTGTTCTGCGCGTGTGGCGCACCAACATGCTCTTCAAGCCGGGGTACACACCGAAGAATGCGATCTTCGAGCCTGCCCTTTCATCTTTGCTTTCGCACGGCTCCATTCTGTCCCCCAGCGGCGCGATGAATGCCTTCAACAACTTCTGGATCAATCGGTCCAGGCAGCTCCGATCCATTGGCTACGCCACCGTCGATAAGACCGGGGTGTCTGGTCTCGCCCGAGACACTCGCAAGATCAGGAACCTCCACAATGAGCGCGTCTTGATCTCTAAGCAGCTTGACGATCAGGAAGCGTTCATCCAAGCACTTGAGGCTGGCGAGTACCCGCCGTCTGTGGCAACCCAATGGGGCAAGGCTGCACGGGATGAGCGTCGGGATCTGGACCGCATCCTTGCTGATATTGAGGCGACACTGGATGACGTTGATCCCGTGTGGTCGCAGGTCCGCGAGGTGCCTAGTTTCCATTCGCTGTCAAAGCGCCTTGCCGCAGTGGAGGAACGATCCGCAGGAAGCATTGACACCGCCCCTCTGCGATCACAACTTGACGAGATCCGTGGCAAGATCGAGACGATTGATTCGGCAGAAAACACGGCGCAACGCCTCGCTGATGAACTAGCCGTCATCGAACTTGACCTCGGAATCCTGGGCGCAAAGACAGCCCCGAAAAAGGCGAAGCGTGAGGCGCTGCGAGAGCGTTCCCTTGGTGGCGATGAGAACTTCACTTTCACCATCAACGGTGAAGAGATCACGATCCCTGGCCTGTACAACGAGGGTGAGTTTGGGACGGCTGTTCGCGCTGAGGCGTCATCGGGTACGACCAACGCTCTTACCTATGATCCCAATAACTGGGGGGGTGTGGGTGCGGGTCGGTGGATGCGCCGTGGGGGCTTCGAGGAGGTCGCTCCGACAAGCCCTGACTACTTCCCTGAACTTGCATACATCGCCAACCGACAGGTTCGAGGCGACGCCTTCGCGGAGATGATTCTTCGCGGCGAGTCAGTAAGCACCATCGCGGCTTGGCTACGCACCCCTGCTGGGAAACGGTACTCCAGGGGTATGCAGTGGGACGAGACGCAGATTGATGACGTTATTGCGGATCGGATTCGTCTGATCAATCAATACTTTCCCACGGAGCAGGCGCGTGCCCGTCTACTCCTAGAGGATGACGTAACCCCGGCTCAGATGCAGCAGCTCCTGGGGGAATCGGAGGACTTGTTCCCGATTCACGCTGGCGAACTGATGTACAACCCGCAGGGTGGGATCAAGAAGGCGATCAACAACGCCCTCAATGCCATCTACCGGAACCTCGCGACTAAGCCTGAGGACCGCTTCGGTCGGTTCCCTTGGCTTGATCGCCAGTGGCGCATGAACGTGCAGCAGGACGCTCGCCTTCTCGCGGAGCAGGGACAGGAGTTGACGATGGATGTCGTCAACAACCTGCGTTCCGCTGCAACGGCTCGCGCCCTGAAGGAACTGGACAACACGTTCTACAACATTCGTCGGTACTCGAATCCGGTCTTTGCCCTGCGGTACATCACTGGCTTCCCAGGTGCATACTTCAATTCGCTGTACCGCTACGCAAAGTTGGGCTACCAGAACCCCGGTCGTGCGCTCGTGATGAGCAACGCCTATTTGTCCACATACAAGACATTTGGCGTGGACAGCGAAGGCAACCCTGTTGAGAACTGGGAGGACGCTGACTACTTTGCGTTCCCGGTGCCCGAGGACGTAAGCGACAGACTGGGCATTGACAACAAGGTGCGAGTTTCTACGCGAACCGTGGACTTCATTACACAGGGGCCGACTTTCCTGCCACACATTATGGTCCCTACTTCGAGCATCCTGCGTTACAAGCCTACGCTTAACGCGGAGATGAAGGAGAGTCTGTCCCCCGAGTTGTACCGCATGTTTTTCCCATTTGATCAGCCTACGGTTGACAATCAGGTCACACTCGGCCCCGTAGTGTTCGATCCGATGCTAGCTGGCTGGCAGATGGATCTTGCCACGGCATTGAACCCGTCTGACCAAGATTATCTCCAAGCCTCAGGGCAACTGTTGGCCTATGAGATGACGATGTGGGAAGAGGGAGGCAGGGTTGGCCCGATGCCGACTCCCGAGGGTGCTGCGAGAGATGCTCGCAACTTCTTCTTCGGAAAGTCCTTTGCAAAGTTCATGGGATTGTCTGGCTTCAACTCACAACCCGCTGGCGCGGCACTCCGCGACGAATGGCTGAACATCAGGGCCATGTTCCCTGGTGACACGGAGCGCGCACGCGAGGAGTACCTCCGACTGCACGGTGAGAGCCATCGACACATCACCTACAGCACATCGGACTACCGCACCTACATGCCTGCCACCCCCGAGGCATACAACAGGCTCAATGACTACGCCGATTTGGCGAACAAATTGCGGCGAATCAGCCCCGACGACCCCGACTTCGTCTCACTCCTGTTCTGGGGTTCCGAAGGCAATTTCGACACCACCATCTACAACTGGATGGGCGAGAACACCATCCCAGGCGATAGCGAGAACATTCGCGGCAAGCTGTCTCCTGAGGAGATCGCTGACCGCATGGCGGTTGGTGAGTCTTGGGACCAATACAACAGGGCCAAGGCGAAGCTAGACGGGCTGAAGGCTCAGTACGGCTACACGCAGTTGCAGTCTGACGGTGAATCTGCATGGCTGTACAACGAGTGGCAGAACTGGCTCAACGCATTCGAGATGGATGACAAGAACGCTCAGTGGGTTGAGGACTTCTACAACAGGCAGACGAACAAGTCGCAGCTTGCGATTAAGGGTCTGGCTGAGGTACTCAGCGACCGGTCGTTTATGAAGCAGGCCGCTGCTGTCCCTGGCTACCAGATTGGCGCTCGCTATCTGGAGCAGCGCCAACGCGCAGAGGCCGCGTACACCGATGCCAGCACCGAGGAGCGTGAGCGGCTCGCTGCGGAGTGGGACATGTGGGTGACGCAGAACCTGCTGCCAAGTGATTCAAACTTTGCCGGGTTCTATACCCGCTTCTTGCAGGGGAAGGACTTGGGTCTGTGAGTAGAACCTACGTTCCAGGCTACGGCTATGTTGATGACGCTGCTGGTGGTACGCGCGGCAGTGTGCGCCCTGGCGCAAAGCGACGCGATTCGGGGCAGACGCCTACGCGGCGTCCTCAATATCAGGCTCCCATCGGACCTGGCCTGGGTGTAAATAGGCCGCCGCAGTATCAAGCCCCTATCGGTCCCGGCATGGGGCCGCAGTATGTGGTGACTCCCGACGGGCAGATCGTTGTCGCTGGGCAGCAGCAAGGTGGAATCATCGCTGACCTTGGTCGTGCATGGGTCGCATCAGTTACTGGTGGCACAACCTCTACTTCTACGGACTTTAACCCGTCTACGGGTGGCGCGGCCCTTTCTGCCTATCAGAACAACCCACCGACCGACATGTACAAGTCTTTCGAGATGCTTCGCCCCGACGAGAAGAACTTTTGGGCCTTGATGGCTGCGAACTATCACTCTAGTTCGACACCTGAGGCACAGTACGCGAAGTTCGCAGAGATCGCGATGCAGCAGGGGCAGGCGTCGGGTGTGTGGGCAAACCCAACGGGTATCGCCATGCGTCATGCGCGTGACATGAACTACGACATGCGTAACGTGTATGTGCCCGACGCTCGCCTCAATATGGCGATGCGTAGAGGTACGGAGCAGTTTGAGCTAGGTGCCTACGACGCTGGCTTTGAAGGCTTCACGAACACTGTGGGTGATTCTCCTTCTGGCGGCTACCCCTCAGGCGGCGGTGGTGGCGGTTACGGCGGTGGTGGTGGCGGGTCTGTCGCTTTGACGAACCCCTCCTCTGCCCGTGGCCTTCTCATGCAAACCATGCAGGGAGCCTTGGGTCGCATCCCTACGGATGCCGAATACAGGCTGTTCATCAAGACGCTCAATGAGGCTGAGATGGACGCTCCTCGGACTGTTGACGTTGAGGGTGATCTTGCCGTTCAGTCCGGTGGCGTGGATCCCGGTGTGGTTGCTATGGACTTTGTTGAGGGCTTGCCTGAGTTCAATTCAGCCGCAGGTCAGAGATCATTTGATTCATTCATGCAGGTATTGGGGGCTTGATGGCTGAGGAGCGCAAGAGCCCGAAGAAGCAGGCTTGGGTAATCGAGCAGGCGAAGCGAGAAGTTGACCAGGCTGAGCAGGCCCTGAAGGTTGCTGAGACAGCACAGGAAAAGCAGGACGCGCGCGAGGATTTGCGTGAGGCCAAGGAGCGTCTCGCTGGTCTTCAGCGCACTACTCGCCGCGACCGGCGTGCAGATGCTTCCGTGGATCAGGCGCAGGCTGCTGTTGACGCTGCCGAGAAGACACCTGGCTCCGCTGATGATCGAAAGGCTCAGGCTCGTCTTGATGAGGCGAAGGCCCAGGCGGGTAAGACAGAGGAGCGCAAGGATGCTGCTCGTGGTGATGCCCGTGAGTCCTTCTACGCCGCTATGGGTCCGCAGATTGCTGAGGCGATTAAGCAATTTCCTGAGCTGCGCGAGTTTTTCCGTAAGGCCATTGAGGGTCGCTGGGATGCTGCAAAGCAGCAGCGGGAGCTAAATGACCCTGACAATCCTTGGCATGCTTTCTGGGAGGCCAAGGGCGAATACTGGCGTGCGGGTTTCCAGGCTCAATTCGGCCCTAACGTTACTGCGGGTGTCTGGAACGACCGTGTCAATAAGGCACTTGAGGCGATTGATGCGGCTGCCCTTGAGAAGGGTGTGGTGCTGACAGCACAGGAACGCCAGAACCTTGCCCGACGTTACTGGTATTCAGAGTGGTCTAGCGACAATGACGCACTCTTGTCGTGGATGCAGGAACGCAGGGCCACAAAGGAGGAGCAGGGCACCAACGTCTCAGATGATCCTGAGGCGCTGACCGATCCCCTGCTTCCCGCGAGCCGTAACACCAAGATGCGTGAACTTGCGGATCTTGCCGAGGCTTATGGTCTTTCGTATGACGAGGCCACTCTTGGCATGTGGGCTGACGCCATCCTTGACAATAAGAAGAACGTCAACGGGATTCAGGACACGCGGTTCAAGGAGTTCTTGGTTCAGCAGTCACGCTCGAAGTATGCCGGGTTCGGGGATCAGTTGGATGGGGACACTAATCTGCGTCAGCTCGCTGGCGGTTACATCAGTGAGCTGTCACGCCTCATGGAGTTGTCTCCCGCAGATATTCGACTCACGCCAGACAAAATGGATCCACTGCTGCTGCGTGCCCTGACTGACATTGACCCAGGGACGGGCAAGCCACGTCGTGTCCCCTTGTGGGAGTTTTCTAAGCAAATTCGCCAGGATGATCGTTGGCAGTTTACGAATAACGCGAGGGAAACCTATATGTCTGCTGGCACAAAGTTTGCCAAGGCTCTCGGGCTGGCGGGGTAGGTATGGCTAAGAAGACTCCTGAGCAGCAGTATCAGCAGAGGATCGACACGGCCCTGGCTAATGGTCAGTTGACCCCGCAGCAGGCGGCTGACCTGTCCTCCATGCTGTCTGAGAATGCGAACGCTAGGGGGCAGCTTGGCCCCGGCCTTCGTAATGATCTGAACTCAAACTTTAGGCTGTACACCTCGCAGAATCCTTCAAGTGGCGGCAATCAGGGCGGCAATAACGGCGGCGGTACGGGAGGCACTGGGGAGATCCCGCCGAAGCCCATTGTCCCCGGTATGGACTTCTACTGGGATGGCACCCGCTGGGTTGGCTACCAGGTGGGCGAGTCCGACGCTGACCGTGCTGCCCGTGAGGCTGAGGAGCAGCGTAAGCGTGACGAGGCAGCAGCGAAGCAACAGCAACGCGGTCGGGCCAGGGATCAGTTCAAGTCAGTCCTAGGCGGCCTCGGGTTCACTACTGCCTTCGGTTTCACTCAGGCTGAGATCGACACCCTCTACTCCAGCATCGACGGATGGCTTGCTGACGGTTGGGCTGACGGCTACGAAGGCGGCGACAACCTGCTTATGTTGTTCCGCACCAGCGATCAAACCAAGCAGATTTACAACAAGCGATTCCCTGGGATGCAGGCTTTGGCTTCACGGGGGCAAGCCATCAGTGAGGGCGAGTACGCTCGCTTGGAAACCTCGTACCGCGAGGTAATGCGCGGCTCAGGCATCGACACAAGGTTTTACGATTCGTTTGATGATTACGGTCGTTTCATCGCTGGAAACGTGTCTGCCGCTGAAGTTCAGGACCGGATTACTGCCGCAAAGACTACGGCGAACCCGGCTGTTTTGGGTGAGCTGAGGGAGTATTACGGCATTGATGAGGGCACGGCTTACGCCTTTCTGCTGGGTTTGACGGACGAGAAGGGCATCGCCCTGGATGCTGCGGCTCAGGCCCGTGATCAGCAGACGATCCGTGACATTAGCCGGAACATTCAGATCGGTGGCATGGCTGAGGCTGCTGGCTTCGGCATGACCAGGGATCAGGCGGCGACGCTGGCTGGGACGAGTGTGGGCCAGACGATTGATCCGTTTGATATTCGCACGAGAGCGCAACTCGAAGGAACCTTTGGTCAGGCCCGTCGCGTAGCGGACAGGGAGACAACCCTTGCTGGAATCGACAATGAGGCGTTTGACCAGAGAGACGCTTTGGCTTCTGCTTTCGGTGATCGACAAGCGCAGCTCGCGTCGGAGAGGCGTGGTAAGAGGGAGCGTGCTCGGTTCTCTGGATCGAGTGGGGCTTCTTCGGGTTCTCTCGCCCTTGAAAGGAACCTCTAGGCGTGGATGACTACAGCTGGTACAGGGTTCACACGGGCAAGTAATTGCCTCGGGGGTGAATGGATAGCGGGACTGTAAAGCCTCACGAAGGACACAGACTCAGACACGGGTTCGATTCCCGTCACCTCCACCCACAACCGGATCTATCGGCCCCGGTGTGCGTCATAAGACCGATAGCCACAGCCATGCGTCTACTTCCCCAGTGATGCATGTGGGTGGCGACTTCCACGGATGAGAAGAGGGTGAGGGCATATGGCCCAGCATGAGTACGACCTGCCTGACGATTTCGATGATTACGATGACGGCGCTATGACCCAGGTGCGTAAAGCACACAAGGCAGCGCAGCGTCGCATCAAGGAACTCGAACAGGAACTGACAGGTTTCCGAGTTGAATCTCGTAAGCGCAGCGTGCAGGAAGTTCTCACCTCGCGTGGCTACAACCCGAAGATCGCTGATTTGATCCCTGAGGGTCTGAGTAACGAGGCAGAGATTACGTCTTGGCTCGATGACCGAAGCGATGTGTTCCAGCCCACTGCGGCTGTGAATGGTGGATCGCAGGCCGAGGAGCAGATGGGTAATCAGCCTGACATTCAGGTGCCCCAGGGCTATCAGCAGTTCAACGATGTTGTGAACGCGGGACAAGCACCTGTGGGTGACGAGTCGCAGTTGATGGCGTTGATCGCCGCTGCGAAGACGCCAGAAGAGCTGAACAGGATTCTGTTTCAGAACTCTGGCGGTCCCCCGGTGTACTGACCAAGTCCAATCTACTAACCGCGAAAGGTGGTGAATCTCAACAATGGCTAATGCCTACACTGGTTCGGCTACGATCAGCAACCAGACTGGCATGACTAACCTTGTCCAGTCCGCTTATGATCGCTATGTTGAGATGGCCCTGCGTTCGCAGCCGCTCATCCGTGATGTTGCTGATAAGCGTCCTGTGCAGCAGGCCATGCCGGGTTCGTCCGTTGTGTTCCAGATTTATGCTGATCTGGCTCAGGCAACTTCGACCCTTACTGAGAACGTCGATCCTGATGCTGTTGCGCTGAGCAACACCAGCACGGTGACGGTGACCCTGGCTGAGTACGGCAACGCTGCCCTGCTCACCCGCAAGCTGGGTCTGTTCTCGCTGTCTGATGTTGACCCGGCTGCGGCTGACATCATTGCTTACAACATGGCTGACTCGCTTGATGCGGTTGCCATGACGGAACTTCGTGGCGGCAGCAATGTGCGCTACGCCCGTGACGCTTCTGACACTCCTGCCGCAACCAATCAGGTTGAGGCGACGGACACCATCGCCCTGACGGATGTCCGCTTCTGTGTGTCGAAGCTGCGTGCGGGTCTTGCAGTTCCGCGTCAGGGCAGCCTCTACGCTGCATACATTCACCCTGAGGTTTCGCACGACATTCGTAGCGAGACGACGGGTGGAGGTTTCCAGGATCTCCACAAGTACGACGCTTCGGAGAACTTCTGGCCTGGTTTCATCGGTACGATTGATGGCGCGTACTTCATTGAGACGCCGCGCATGTACAATACGACCGATGGTTCGTCTTCGGCTCGCGTGTTCCGCACGATCATCGTTGGCAAGCAGGCGCTTGCTGAGGCTGTCGCGGAGGAGCCGCACACCATTGTCGGTCCTGTGACTGACAAGCTCATGCGTCACCGCCCTCTGGGCTGGTACGGCGTTCTGGGCTGGAAGCGTTACCGCGAGGCGGCGCTCTGGCGCATCGAGTCTTCGAGCTCGATCAACGCATCCTGATCTAACTGATCAACCTGTAGGGGTCACCTCAAATAGTGGGGGTGGCCCCTACAGGCGTTGGAAGGATTTATCTGTATGGCTTGTAGGACCGGATGTATCACAAAAGACCATGCCTCTTATGGGGATTGCCTGAGATCGGCTTCTCTGCGAGTGGGCTGGGGTAAGTCACACCTGGGCATTGACCGGACCAGGGAGCGTGGCAAGCAGGCTGAACTGGATCTGTACAAGACCGCGAGGTCGGCAGGGATTCAGCCTGCGACAACTAGGACTCCCGATATCCGTAAGGCGATTGAGATATCGGAGAAGGCAGGCGCTGCCTTTGATGCAACAAACAACACCTTCAGCAACGGTGCCCATTACAGCCCTAAGACGGGGCAGGTAGTTCAATTCTAAGGAGTACAGGTGGCGAACGCTGTCTTCCCTAAGGCCAAGGAAGGCTTCCTCGATGGAAGCATTGATCTTGACACGGCGGTTATCAAGGTTGCCCTGGTTCGGGGTTACACATATTCTTCCGCACACAACACTGTGTCTGAGGTGACTGGTGCTGGTGCGACTTTGCATGCTACGTCTGGTGCGCTCACTAGCAAGACGGTGACTGATGGCGTGTTCGATGCGGCTGATGTGACGTTTACGACGCCTGCGTCTAGCGCAAGCGATCATGCGCTGCTGCTGTTTCAGTCGTCTGCTTCGACTGGTGGCGCTGATGTGTCCTCGTCCTCGCAGCGTCTGATTGCGTGGATTGACACGGGCACGGGTATCCCGATTAAGCCTGCCGGTGGCGACATCACCGTGGTGTGGGATAGCGGCGCAAACAAGATTTTCTCCCTGTAGGGGCTGACTGAGTGACTGTCCAGATTCAGGACATCACTGAACGTCCGGTCCTGCTCCTCGGTTGGAGTTTGGATCTGACGGTTTACCCGACCGGGATTGGCTCGTCTGAGGCTGTGGGTACAGCGCAGGCGAACACCACTATTGCCGTGTCTGGGGTTGCTCCTGCTGGCACTGTGGGCACGGCCCAGGTGAATGCTGCCTTGTCTGTGGATGGGATTGCTGCTGGTTCTGGGGCTGTGGGTTCTCCTGCCCTGACAGCGGTAGTGGCACCTTCGGGGCTTGCCTCTGCTGGTGCAGTCGGCACGGCCCAGGCCAACACGACTGCCCCTGTCTCAGGTGTCGGTTCCTCTGCCGCTCTGGGTACGACGACAGCGTTCACCTCGATGAACATCGCAGGGTTCGCCTCTACGGGTGCCGTGGGTGAACCGAGCCTGAACCTAGTGATGACCCCTGATGGGATTGCTGGGACTGAACTGTTCGGGGATGCGGACACTATCGCCACCGTGTTCATCATCCCTGGACCCGTGGATCCGTCTAACGACTTCGGGACGGTGACTGTGACTCGTAAGGGCTGGCTGTTCAGGACACCCCGCAACACCTACCAGTGGCGGCTCTTCAAGGAGTACGAGGGCATCTCACTGCTGAGGGAAGAC